CTTTAAAAACATTTCCGCCTTCCAGCAGTTTATTGATTTGCATGACTACGCCTTACGGTTCTGGCAAATCTACCTGCATCCCTGGTGCGGATGGCATTCAGCAGTTTGCGTGTGAGATTTTCTGCCTGCTCCGGTGAATACGAAGCATCTATCTGTTCTAATAAATTGATAGCACCTGCTATGATGTTTGACGCGCGGCTCTCTATTATCAAGTCGCGTTCACGCTCAACATACATTGAATCCAGTTCTTCCAATAGACTACGGGTGCGTTTTTGCATTGCGTTCAAGGGCCTTTGAGTTATTTATTGGTTTTTAACTAGTTTTGATCTTGCCCAACAGTTCCTTGAGTTTGTTGCTCTGCACATCTGCTGTGATCTTTGGTGTAGGATCCAGTGGATCAATGCCCGGCTTGGGCTGACCTCGTTCCCATTTAGGAGATGCTGCGGTGTCTGCTGGTGCTACGCTGGCACGAGCCTTGATTGATTCCATCACGCTGCTGGGCTTACGGAATCCGTTGTCGTTCTCGTCGCCACCTGCATCTGTGATACGCATTGTATCAATGTCGTATTCCAGATCAATCTTCTGACCCACACCCGTTGAACTACGACTCTTCATACATTGTATTTGATACTTGCCACGCTCCTTCATTGAACGACTTGTCAAGATACCAAACACATTGTCTGCTGTGTTGATCTTTGAAATACCGCCTGATATATGACTGTGATCAAATTCTACTTCTTCCACTGCTGATCGATTCAACTGACTAGCAGTGACCATGAGCATCTGTAGTTCTTTGGCCAAGTTACGCAGCTCTTCCGATACATACTTGTCTTTCACAAACAAATCATTTGGACTTACCTTGGCACTTACCGGCATCAACAAGTCCAGGTAGTCAATCATCACAAAGTCTACCTTCTTGCCTGTTTGTATCTGATACTCTTTCAAATATGCTCGTATGTCATTGATGTTTGATTGTGCCGGCAATCCTTTCACTTGATAGTTGCCGCTCTTCTTGGCTACCAGTTTGACTTTGAGTTCTGCTGTGTCAATGTCCTTGCGGATGTCTTTGGTACTCATGTTTGTTAACATAGCATCTGTTCTCAACGAAGTGAGTTCTTCTGAAAGTTCTAATGTGATGTACACACCACTGAGTCCTTGCTGTACCCAGTTCAATGCTATGTTCATCATGACCAGTGATTTACCCGATCCCGACCCGCCTGCAAAGATGTTTAGTTCTCCTCGACTGAATCCACCATACAGCAGTCGATCCATCTGTGGCCAGCCTGTGCTTACTTGTCCACCCGATTCAAAATACTTGCGTATTCGTGCAGCCGGATCAGCAAAGTAATCTGTACCCATGTCCTTGGTCAACGAAATCTGCACAGCATCCTTGATCAGTTTCTCCACAGGATCATAGTCGCCTTTCTCCAACAAGTCTGCTGCTTTCAATATAGCCCGTTCCAGTTCTTGTCTGCGTGTAAAAGATTCAAACTCGTTCATAAACCATTCAAAATGGCCTTCGTTTAGTTCGGGCACTGACTGTAACTTGACGCCAGTTGTGGCTGCTATCTGTACTCGGTCCGGCAAGGTTTTGTATTTGTCGCCGTGCTCTTTGATAAACGCGGCTGCAGGTCGCAGGCTTTTATCAAAATTCTCTGGGTTGTAGATGTTCTGCACACGCACATAGCCTTGTGCGTCCTCTAACATCATCTCCAGGAACAAGCGTTGTACATCAACTCCGTAGTCTTTTAACAAGATTTTTCTTCCTTAGTTCTATTTTGATTTTACTGGTTTCACGATTTTCAAATATAGTTAGCACAGTTGCCAACCTACCATAACGAACCACTGAGTCATTCACATCCTTGACGTCCTCGGGCCAAGGTGGCATGCTCACTGCCCATCCCAGTTCCACTGCACGATCTACCAGTTCCATTCCGGCCAAGTCTTGATCTGGCACTACTGTGATCTCTCGACCTAGACTGCGGATCAATCGTGCTTGTTCATCTGATATGGTGCTGTGCATCACAGCCAGGCCACCGATACATAACGCATCAAATATACCTTCCACCACGATCGCATTAGTCCAGTCGTTGTGTTGTAAGTCTGTACCAAACACATATCCAGGTTGGCTATTGCTGATGTATTTTGGCTTACGGTCGTCTAAGAATCTCTGTGTGTGTCCTACGATTCGATCGTCGTGGGTGAATGGAATGATCACACTGGGTCGATGTTTCCATGCTTTTTCTGGATGATCTTGTATCATCACAGGATAGTCATTGGGTACACGCCTGAGTCTTATATACTCTCTACGCAGATCTTCACCCGTCAACAACTCACTCAATGCCGGTAGTTCTTGTTCTTCAAACCGGATATCCGATAATACATTGAACATGCGTTGGCGATCGTCTAGGATGCCATGCACACTTCGATGCCTTAAACTTTCCAGATTTAACGCATCAATCTCTGCATCCGGCACACCTAACCAGTTCAAGAGCCGTCGGGCTTTAAAGCTCACTGAGCGACCAAGGATAAAGCTGGCGGTATAATTGCAGTTGAAGCAATGATAACTCCAACCCGATTCTGTGGGTTTAAGACCTCCGCGGCTTCTCTTATCCGCTGTGCTACCATTGTGCTGACAGCACACAGCATTGAAACTTACCCAGCCCGAAGGCGTGGCTTTTCGTTTCGCAGGCAGATAACCAAGGATGTCTAGCATCCTTACATTGTAGCAGAGTCTATGGTAGAAATCAACTTTTCAGCAATCATTTTATGCCCAATCTCGTTGGGATGGCCACCGGGCATGATGAGTTCACGACGTTGGTTATCCGGATGATCGCGGAACCACATGGTGGTTGAAACACCTGGCCAGATCATGGTAGGAAGATCCATTTCAACATCTGCAGGCATGATGTGAAATTGCATCACAGGAATATTCTTCCTTGCTGCTATTCCATCAAACAACTGCACAGTCTGTTGATAATTTAATCGTGCTAGTTCTTGACAGTTGGTCAGAACCAGTTGCTGTTTGATCATGGTTCGGAATTCTTCAGGTACCACACTAGATCCAAATTCTACCCAAGTGGAATGCACAAATCGGTTCCATGGTGGATCGTTAGTGTATCTGCGGTGATTGGGATTATAAAAACTCAACCGATCTGAATCAGTATGTCCTATTAACACCAAACATTCGTCAGGGCTAGGCTCATGGTCTAACCACCATTGAAATGTCCAGATTGAACTTTGCATACTGCCGCCCGGAATACCAAAGTTTTCTATAGGAACGCCATAATGCTTTCCTAACAGTCCTAGGAAGTTGTGACGGTTGCGATACGGTTCATTCTGTGTCCAACATGAATGTGCATCGGCATGTGTTCTACTCAATTCCGGATCCAACAATTCATCACCATACATCCACGAGTCACCAAACCCTACGATTTTTTTAAATGTCATCTAACTAATATGCTTACGATGGCTCCACGACTGATACCGATTACCGCTACCCGATTGGTTTGTTGCGGGTTACTCACATATCCCGAACCACCGTTAATAACATTTATGGCACTGACTTGGTCGCCGGTAATTTCTGCTTCGGCCACTGCACCTGCACCTAAACCAATGATGCTGACCTTGGGTGGTGCTAGATATCCATAACCAGCTTGATTCACTGTGATGCTGGTGATTACACCATTGGCTCCATAGGCTGTGGCTGTGGCCAATTGTACTTGTTCTGTACCGGGCCACTGATCCGACACCAATCTCAACAAGGGATGATATCCTACTACATTGATGTAGTCAGTGCCAGACTTGTTGTAATAACTTTGTACCGTGGTCACATCCGCCCATACTGATTCATAATTCTGTGCGCCCTGTACTTTGACATTGCCAGTGTAATGATCCATCTCCATCTGGAATGTGGTGAAGCTAGAACCATTGGTAGGCACATGGCTGCTGAAGCGTTGTGGATCATTGTAAACATTGCCATACGCACCCGGCGGGTTCAATGCCCAGTCGGGATAGTTTGAATTCCACACAGGATCAATATATGTTTCAGGACCATAGATTGTGGGGATGGTGACCAATTGACTGGGCACAAACGCCGGCTTCACTGAATCAACAATGTCCACATCACCGCGCCCTTGTGCTTGTGCATCAACAAATACTGCTTCTACTAGATTGCCACTTGCTCGTTCTATGCTGTAGCTTGAGGGGTCTGGAGGAAACTCTGTGGTCTCGGCTGCTGTTAAGGTGACCTTGGCACGGCCAAAAGCAGCATTGATTATGACCATGTCTTTTTCAATCAGCAAAGCAGTGCCTGCTAGATTGATCAATCTGAATCGCAAGGCAGACCCTGTGATGTTCACAGGTTTTTGATCCTGATTGATGAACTCAAACAAAATCACATTGTCAACACCTTTGTTGATGGTTAATTTTTTAGCATACACAGGATCCCACCTCCGGTCAAAAACGTCACCATCTGTGGTATCCAATACCAACACACGTTGGATTTGTTGATAGATATAGATCTGGGTTGAATACATGTGGTGAGCTCCAATGATATTTAGCCCGAGACACAGGGGTATAAATATCCAAACTAATACAATATGGGCAGCGACTTATTCCAAAAACTTGCAGACAAGTATCCTTTTATAACCTTGTGTGTGTACTCCAACAACGAATACGTGGGCATCGTGCAGAATCGCGACGACGTGATCACCACCATCTACGACTTTGGTATCATCCAAGATCCTGAACAAAAACGGCGCTACATTGATCTAGCCAACACCTGGTGGTGGGAATCCAACAGATCCATCCCCATTAACATATTCCTGCGTGGTGAATGGGAAGAATTCCGACTGTGCTTACGCACTTTTGTGAACAAAGACCTAGAGATCCTGCACGGCCCTGTGTGCAGTCTCAATGATATTGCTCGTAGAAAGGGCAAACGTAAATCAATTACCCTGGTCAGGCGAGTTGAGTAAGTTCATATGCAAGGCTACCAATGCTGCATATCCCACAGCATGAGCTTTTTTAAAAGTATAGCCCCTGCTATCATCACCATCCCACACTGACTCAAACACTCGATCCCACGGCCGATTCTGTAAGTGTGCTTTGCCCGGTCTTATCACACTGATAAACGCAGCCATCCTAGGGATCGAATCGGGCTGCATTGTCCGCAATAATTCAGTATAGTTGCCTATGTGTACCAGCTGTTGAGTCCATTCAGGGTCTGACCACAATCTAGTCCAGGGCGGTTCTGCTGCTAACATCTGTTCGTAGTGTGTAGGATCTCGCACCAAACTGTACACACTCATATTTAACAAGTCTATCTTGAAGTAGCCACGAGCTTCAGCTGTTTCATAATCCAATGCACTACAACCCGACACGGGATCTCGCGGAATGTCAGTGACATAGATGCCAGAGTTGTGCTTGCGACCATTACTTTGCCGTGCCACGGTATGTGAAATCAATGCCAGCACCGCATCCCTGTTGGGTACATCAATGTCAATGTCTGCGCTCATACTTGTCCTTGTGCTTTGCTAATTCCGGAATGTAATCAACTAGTTGAATATTTCTAGATTGATCTAGTTTACTATTGAATTCAAAAAATTGTGTGAGTTTTTCTTGATCAACTACAGGATTGGCATCATAGTATGATATCAATCCATCAATGGTACTTCTCAATAGTCCATCATTCTTGTAGCATTTTAACTGTTGTATAGGCAAAAGTCGATCTTTCGCTAATCTTGCATCTGGAAATATCAATGCAGATAACATGTTATTTTTACTTTGGGCCATAGATGCATGTACCAGTAGTCCAGGAAATGATTGGTCAAACCAGGCAAACAATTCATACAATCCAATCACATTGTAAATCGATACTGTGGTGTTGAAATTTACTGTGTGTCCATTATCCACAAGATACCGAACGTTATCCGCTATCCTGGGCCACTCAGAAGGCCAACGTACATAATGATTTAACTGATCAAACCCATCAATACTCACTGTGAACTGCATGTGAGGTAACCGCATTAGTTGTTTCTTAAAACGATTGTTTAGTTTAGTGCCATTGGTATTCACTAGGAATTCAAACACTCGATCTTCCGCAATGCACTTGTCTAAGAAGTCATAGAATTTAGGCATGGCTGTTGGCTCTCCACCGGCTACATAAAGTTTTTTTAAATTGGTAAAATCAACTATGTCAAAATCACTGCGTTGAGGAGGGGGTAATTTGGAAATAAGATTCAATCGACGATACTCTTTACCGATCAATTGACTGGAGCCTGGCTCACACATCCTACATTGTAAATTGCATATATTGCCGGGGCGAATTTCGTAGTACGCCGGATTTGTGATTTTTTTCAGATCCTCAAAAGATGACAAGTCCAATCTGTTGGCCCACTCTACTGTTTCTTGTTGCCTGGCACTGCGAATATTTTTATCCTCCAGCGCATAACATGTATTGCAATGCTCCGGAACCGGTACACCCTGTAACATCTTGTCACGTATGATTTTATAGTTTTTATCGGTGGCAAAATCATTGATCTGATCAACATGTGTTATAGGCGTAGTCGACCGACAACATACCGTGGTCTGACCATCATCGCGCTGATTTGTCAAAAGCTCAATGAACGGAAAGATACAGAAACTTGTGTTGGTCTGTACAAGATTTTCAAAAAAATCAATGTCAGTCTCATACTCTGGGTTTAACAATTTCACCTGAGTACGAGATCTTATTTCTCTTGCTAATCTTATAGTTTTATAGAATGCATCAGGATGCGAGTACTGGTCTCGAGGTTGATCTAACACAATCACTGTGTCAAAATAATCAGCTAAATCAATCAGCTTTCCATATTCTATGTCGTATACACTGGTATGATAATATCCATGATCTTTAATACTGTCCACCGTGACTGTACCATCTAGATCTGACAGCAGGCCATGACAGTGTGCCTGCGCCGCAGAGGCTAGCGATCGTGTTTTGACATCAGTGTCTTCGGTGTTATTGCCCAGGCATAGAATATGTTGATTCGCAAGTGAACTCATATCAAATTCAATTATTTTATTTTTGGCAATAATATTTCTTCGGCAAATGCTCGATGTGCATCTACCTGGTAGTGACCTATAGTTGGACGGTCTAAATAATCCATCGGAACAAATCCTTTCTGATTACACCAGTTGCAAAATCCAAAGTTATCTAAATCAATGAATCGAGGGTCAGCAAGTATTTCTTCTTGAAAGACCCCTAACAAATATTCTGACTCTAACTTTTCTGGTATTACAGCATTGAATATTAGAAAATCAATGTCAAGACGATCTAATAATGATCTTAACATGATTAGATCACAAAATAAATTTATACGCTCAGCATACGGACTATAAAAATATGCTCGACCGTCGGTATATTTTTTGTGGAATTTTTTCCCCAATTGATCTGTTGGCAGACCGCAGTGAGGTATAGGTAACTCCCCCATTGACAACCCTTGCAATAATTTTTCTCTCCAGTTATCCTGGCTACTAAAAGCATGAGTGACAAAATTACTTTCTTCTGATATCACGGGCTGCCTATCATTTATCCACAATTCAGATCTTATCTCAAAAGATAGTCCGATCAATGCAATGGTTTTTTGATCCGGATTTAATTGTCGTTGTTGTATCATGTCATGAACCGTGGTCCTGACAATCCTACGATTACAACTGCCCCTTATGGCACGATTCATTGTGTATCCTCGCAGATGGTCACCGACCACATGAGCGTATGTGCTGTTGTTTAATGAAACATGGAAATTAGGATCGCTATAACTATCCCCATTGCAATAGATCATTGGATGCATCATGACTGGACCAGGAGTGTGATCATACGCAGCTTTTCTTCAGCTTCACGCACTGCTGCCAACTGGTCAGCCACGGCAGGATACCGTTCGGCCAATTCTTTTATTTTGTGTTCTTCCACACGCTTTTGATTTACCCAATCAATAGCCTCCACAGCATCCGATGTTAGACTCACACTCACATCACTCATTTTAAAAGGTTGCCACATTTGACCATCCCACACTTCCAGGCATTGAAGCACTGTGTTGAATCGTAGATCGCCCAGCCCTTGTGCTCCGGCAAAGTTGTTCACATAGTTGGTGGCATTGTTGTTGTAAGCCGTCAAATATCGTCCACTACCATACACATTCTTAATCATACTACCATCCTGCTTGCGTTAAAATCTCTTTTGCGTATTCCTGATCCCCAGGATAATCCGAAAACTTCTTCTGCCATATATCTGAATCGATGTAAGGCCATATCATAGCCACTTGCTCTGCGTTGAGTTCCGTCAAGAACTTCTGTCCGGATTCACTGTTATAGATCACCCAGGCACTTACTCTACCTGTGGTCACAGCATAGCATGTGGCATTTGCACTGCCATATCTCAAACAATCATGTGCCGGAGAAGCAGTCTTTTCGCTCCAGTCCAATCCGTACTCAATGGCTCTGGCCAGCGCATCGTTTACTGTTTCTTTCTGCACATGTGTCACGAGATACTCTGTGTATAACCGATCACTGCACCAGTTGTCAATCTTTTTGTTATTCTTTAATAACCATTCGAGGAATCGTTCTGGCCGGATCACACGCACATCCACACAATACCTACCCCATTTCACGAATGCTCTGTAATAAGGTGATGTGGCAAAGTCCGTCCATGATTTTAGCTTGGCCGAACCTTGTGTGTATTCGTAGAACTTCAAGTAGCCCTGTAGCCCCAACTGCACACCACGCTCGCTTTGTTCTTGCCAGCGTTTCTTTTGTTCGCAAACATGCACACTCAGTGTAGATTCCTTACTGAATGACCGTTCGCAATACTTACATGTGAAGTTACTTGTCGTTGCCATGTGCGCGGCGAAGTTTTGCTAGTTCTTTTTTGTCAGTCATTGTGGCCATCAAATCAATCTCATCATCTTTGAAGTGTGGATACAGTTCTCGTAACTGTTTCTTTATGGCTGCATCCCCGGTCTCTTTCTTTTTAAGTGGGATCCAGTTGTGCCGCATCACACCCATGCCCGGACTTGCCGCTGTGGCCATGAGCCATTGCAGTTTGGGATGCCGATGCATGGTAAAGAAGTGCTTGTTGAGATAATGATTCACACTCTGCACATAGTATTCCTGGATCTCTCTGCTGCCATTTACATCACTGCCCCAACGCACCATGAGGAATGTACTAAACTTCCGGCGTTCTTCAGGCGTGAGTTCATCATAGAAGTCACGGTTCTTTGCGTCCAATTGACGCATCTCATTTATGATATCTAGTTTATCCATTATTTGATCTTGGTCAGCCGATACATCATTTTAACTTGATCCAGTAGGTCTTGTAAAGCCACATTGGTTTTAGCGGCACGGGCTATGTCTTGCCATTCTTTGAGGAATCGTTTTTCCGAGGCACTGACATATTCATCTTCCTCTTCTTTGATTTCTTCCATTTCCCACGATTTTTCCCATTTGATGCGTTCCCAGGCATCCGGTTCATACTCCTTGGTGAGCCACAGGTCTTTCCATGGGTCGGCAGGTGTGAGCTTGATGGTCTTTTTCATCGTGATTTGTCAGTTCGAGTTAAATGATACACCATTATAGCATGATCTAGTATGTCTTGTAAAGCAGGATTGGTGCGGGCTGCTCTGCGTATGTTGTCCCAGAGTTTGCTTTCCATTATCTGATCACGCTTGTTTTTCATTCCTGTTCGGATATCTGCATCACGACGCTCTTCAAATGTTTCGTAATCATGCCCTACTTCCGTTCGGGTGCCAGGGTCTGCTCCGATCTCGCGAGCATACACAGTATCGCCATCGCGTTCATAAACCAGAGCAGCACCGGGCTTTAGTTTTCCCATTACCAGGCTCGGTTGTAATCCACTATCTCGCAGTTTCTGCTGATGTCTTTTACGAAATACACACAGTCCGGCTGCTCTGCATCATTTATGGGCACACACAACATCTGCCCATTCTTCAACTTGGGTGCATACCATGCCACCTCTTGATACACATCAATGATCTCTATGGGCGGGAAACTGGGTCTGAAACTGCTGAGTGGATTGAATTGGAATACTTTGAAACCGCGATCATTTATGCTGGTGAGTGGTAACATCTCTAGATCTCCCACATCGGGTTCACCAATAAGTATCTGCCAATCCACGGGCATCTTTATTCGTGCATCACCAATCTGTAAAACTAATGCAGGTGCATTAAAACTTTCCAAAAAGATTAAAGGAATATAGTGATAGTCGGGATTGGCTGGATCTGAATTATCTAGGATGGCAAATCTCATGTCATCTACCTCTTCAGGCAAATGGTCGAGATCGTAGGGTCGGTTGTCTAATGTTAGGATACGCATGAGTTTATTGTATACTATAGTTGTGAAGAATGCAACCTATTGCCATGACAATTTCTCCTGAGTGTAAGGATAGTTGGCTTCATTATAAAACACCTTGCGTTTGGTCAAATGTCTTTTACTGAATCGGCATGTTGAGGTAATATCCCATATCTGCACATGATCTTTATCTTCGGCTTTTCTGATACCACGGCCAATCGATTGTATCACTCGGGTGAAACTCTTGCCGGGTTCGATCATCACTAGATTAAAGATTCTTGGTATGTTGATACCCACTGCTGCCACACCATATGTGGCCACGATGATCTTGTCTGTGCTAGTAGCAATTTCATCATATTCATCCTGCCGAGCCTTGGCCTTGGTCGCACCCGACACAAATACAGCACGGTCACCTAGCCTGCTTACAAGTTCATGCCCTGCTGCCACACGATCCACTAGCACTAGTGTATTGCCTGTTTCATTCACTTGTAGAACCAACTGCGCGATGGCATCTAATCTACCGGGTTCTTCTAATAGATATTTCAGTTCTTCTTGATAGGTCTTGTGCTCTCGGATGTCTACCAGTTGCACAACATTCACATGACACTGTGCCAGCACACCGCGGTCCTGTAGTTCACTGGCAGCCAATCTAGATATTACCGGACCCAGGCTCACCAACAGACTTTGGCTTTCAAACAGCTCTTTTGGAATAGTTCCTGTCAAACCCCAACGAATTGGCACTTGCGCCATCACGCCTGTTAATAGTGTTTTTAGTGCATCTGCTTTGGCCATATGCACTTCGTCTACTATCACACATACCACATCTTCTAGGAATTCTTGTATAGTGCAATCACCCACGCCATTCTTTGTGTTCTTTAATAGATTATTAAGGCTCTGCCATGTGCAAATGGTGTGATGGCGGCCGTATTCTTTTCTATCACCGAAATAAACACCCACATCCAATTCCATATTGATGTAATCTTTTTCTGTCTGTGTAACGAGACTTTTGTTGGGCACGATAACGATACTGCGTCCATATGCGCTTACAGCATCGCTTAATGCTGCTGTCATTATGGTCTTGCCTGCGCCTGTTGCCACTTCCTGCAAGCATTGTGGGTTGGCCAGGAAATTGTTGATGATCTCCACCTGATAATCACGCAACAAGATGGGTTCACCTTCGGCAGGATGATTCTTGGGCCACAGTCGATCCTGATATGTGGTTTCCGTTACTTGAGTAAAATCAAAAGTAGTGGTGTATTCACGTTGATCATCCAGTTCTATGTCATAGTTTTGTTTTTCTAGTATAGGAATGATCTCGGGCAATAGGTTCACATAAGTGCTGCCGCCCAGTTGGAAGTAAGCTACCTTGCCATCCCAGCGTCCCAGGCGAACCGCAGGAAGATAGCGAGCGTAAGGAACATCGTATTTGAATTTCTTTACTAGATCTCTGCGGGTGTCAAGATCCAGTCCTTCAATCTTTATGTTCACTTCATCGCGTATGGTTATTGTTGCTCTTTTCATTTTATATAAGGTGCCATTTCCGGAAATACAGTTTTAAAATCCAACCCACGATATTGATCGTGCTGACGTAATCTATCGCAGAACTGTTCGAATAGGGCAGAGTCGTCGGTGCTGGCGATCATATCGGCCCAGCACCTGACATCTTCAAATCTACTGTTTTGTAACTGTTCTACCATGTGTTTTTTATCGGGCCAAACTGTGGGTCTCATATGTGCTGGATCATGCACACGCCCCAACCAAGGTGTAGGCAGTGATTGATTATAACACCAACTAAAGAATTCGTCTAGATAAAAGATGTTGTACGCACTCACTGTGTGACTCACACTGAGTCTGACATTATGGTTTTGTTTTTGTATATATCTTTGTGTATTGGATTCTATCTCATCCCAACAAGCTGGATATCTTATGTATTCGTATCTGGCACCTGTACCATCTATGCTGAGTTGGATATCTATTTCTCGGAAATGGCTCCATAACTGCCACCATTCTGCATCCGGAAACACAGTCACATTGGTTGTGTAGTGTAAAGATATATCATGAGCCCGGTCCGATTCAACATAATGATGCAGCAGTTTCTTTTGCTCATTGACTCCACTTATGAATGGTTCCCCGCCGGGAATGTCTAGATGAATGACCCCTGGGGCCTGTGCTACAAAATCATCTACAAAATCATTTTGATAAAATTTAACATGTTGGAAATTTTTACCGTAGATCTCAAGATATTCGTCATGCCATCTACTGCTGCTGTGACTGCCGCAGGTGATACACTTTAGATTGCAGGTATTCCCAAACGCTATACTAGCAGTTAACCATTGATCACTATCTAATGTGTATTCAGCATAGTGCTCATGCCACCGATCGTGATCCAATTGGCGTTTGCTTTTTATGTTGTTTTGTTCTTCAATCTCGCACCGTACACATCCTGCGGGCCAGCGATCCTGCAGAAATTCCTGCCGCATTTTGCTCAAAAAGGCACTGCGGGAATATTCTTTTAATGTGTGGGTCTGTACATTGAATTTTGGCTGATCCTCCGCGGGGTGGTATTTACAGCAAGGCAGTATGGTACCTTGAGGGCTGATATCAATATTGGTCCAGGGGCTATAGCAAAAAGGCATAGTGTATATAGTAACATACACTCAAACAAAAGTCAAAAAGACAGGTGCCATTTAAGCACCTGCCATAAAAGAGTCGCCGGGCTAGAAATTCACTGCGACTCTATTTTCGCGCTCCCGTCGAAATCTATCGGATCTTTACCACACGGAATCCTGTGTCTCGAGCTTCGTCAGCCTCGTATGTGGAATCCACTGTATACAAAAACAAATCACCATCCCAGATTTCAAACATATCGATTCCTTAAAAAATTGATTCCATCACTCGAGCCAGATAATAGGCACTGATAAACAAACACACCCATCCTGATGCAGTAGAGCCATCCTCAAAACAATGCTTGGCAAACCAACCATTCAACAGCATCCAAACAATCGACGCTTCCATTTTACTCTACCTTCATGCAGGTAGTCTCTGCCAGACGGCGCCAGTTGTCGGGACTCAACTTACGCAAGTCAGCAATCTTCAGCGCCATACGCAGGCTCATCTCACGCAAGCGGGCTTGATTGGTTTCCATAAACTCAAAGATGCTGTCTTGCGTTTCGGGTTCAAAGTCGTAGTCTGCAAACAGCACACCGTCCTTGGCAATCTGCTTGATACGCAAGATCTTGTCACGCATGGTGTCCAAGGTCAAGTCCAAGTAATGGCAACGACTTTGCAAGGCGTCCAAGTGATCGCGCAGTTTCTGCGACTTCATCTTGTCGAACTTCAAGTTGGTAATGAAGATCACACTGCCTTTGAAGTCAAAGCTGTCTGGGATGCCTTCACGACGCAGGGCGCCCGACTCACTCAACCAGGAAATCTTGCGCTTCTTGCCCGAGTCCAGGGCACCTTTCAGCAAGTTCAAGCAAACATCGTCAAGCAAGATGCTGTCACAGTCATCAAACACCAACACACAGTTGGGATCAGAATATTTGTACAGAGCTTGATACAGGCCAATGGGAGTTGCAGAGCCTTTGACAACTTCTGCGCGAAGCCGCTTGCCTGCGATCTTGTCAAACAGCGTGGCTTTCTCAATTTCTTGTTCCACGCCGTAGCTCTTGCCCACACCTGGAGGGCCCGACACGATCATTGCGCGGATGTCGCCGCCAATGCACGCCTTGCTCATTTCTGTCAGGATTTCAAAACGCTCGCGGATACGAGTCATTGCTTCGTCTTCAGTCTCTACTACAAAAGCAGCGACTTTGGCAGCGGGCGTGTTCATTTCTACAGTGTCTCCATTTATCATCTCGTAGTCAGAGATGTTC